TTTTTTTTAACAAGAGCGTACGGTTCAACCCCTGCCTCCCCTGTTAGCACCAATCAAAACTTTCCTTTCTTGTTTTGTATTACTATCTACTCTATCATGGCTTCTACAGACGTCATCTTTTCTCTCGAGAACCTTCTGAACGGTTCGTACGGTGTTGTTACTCCCGAGGATGACGCTTTATTCAGGCAGCGTTCTATGTATGACGCTTCTGTGTCTGATGACTCCATCATTACTGACGATGATGATGCCGTCGCCTTTACGTGCGACGATGTTTCCGCCGATGGTCACGGCGAGAGTAACCCTTCTGATCCGTGCTCTGAGGACGGCTGCCAGTTCAACGATAACCCGGTGTTGTACGACATCGAGGAATATCAAGCCCTCTCGGATTCAGAATTATTTGCGCTTTTTGACACTATTGTGAAACCCATAAAGTTTGGATCGATATTGACCCCAGAGTTCTCGAGACCCCGGTTCTATACAGCCTTGTCTTTGGCTAAATCCGTGTCCGTCATATCGAATAGACCATCCACTTTTGGCGAGGTTTCCCCCGAACTGATTAAAGCCATATACATCGGTGAGCCCATCACCTCGGTTTCGGGTGCGCACGCTGTCGGAGACACTCCCGACGATTGTGAAGGTTATGTCTTTGTCCCTTCCGAACCAACGTCCAATTTTGAACCTCCTCCTATCTGTGAAGAATGTGGTTTGGCTGCTTATCATTGTCCACATTTTGATTTCAACGCGCTTAAAGAGACTCACAACGATCATACTATCAGTCACGATTACGAGATAGAGACCTTAACTGGTGTGATCGATGATGCTACGTTGTTGATGAACCTCGGGCCTTTCTTGGTTCCGATCCAGTGCGAATACTCAAAAACCTTTGAGTCTAAACACGCGACGAAGCCTTCCTTGGCTCGTCCCACAGATAGAGTCGACGTTGATGTTGTCCAAGCCGTTTGTGACAGCATGCTCCCCACGCATGTCAACTATGACGACACTTATCACCAGGTATTCGTCGAAGATAGCGATTATTCCGTTGACATTGACCGAATTCGTCTGAAGCAATCCGATCTGCTTCCAAAAGTGTCAGACGACGGTCACATGCACCCTGTCCTTAATACAGGCAGTGGGCATAAGCGCGTTGGGACTCAAAAAGAAGTCCACACAGCCATAAAGAAACGTAATGCAGACGTCCCAGAGCTCGGCGACTCCGTAAACCTCACCCGTCTCAGTGAAGCAGTGGCCGAGAGATTTATTTCCAGCTATATGAACGTTAACGCTCTAGTTTCGAGTAACTTCATTAACGTCGTTGGGAATTTTCACGCTTACATGCAGAAGTGGCACTCGTCTCTCTCCTACGATGACCTACCTGATTTGAATGCTGAGAACTTACAATTTTATGAACACATGGTGAAGTCGGACGTGAAACCTTCTGTGACCGATACTCTAAACGTTGACAGGCCCGTGCCTGCTACTATAACGTTTCACAAGAAACAGATAACCTCACAGTTTTCGCCGTTATTTACAGCTCTGTTTGAACGTTTCCAACGCTGCTTACGCTCGAAGGTCGTGTTGCCGGTGGGAAAAATATCCTCCCTGGAACTAGAAGATTTTAGTGTTATCGGAAAACACTGCCTAGAGATCGACCTATCGAAGTTTGACAAGTCCCAAGGTGAACTGCATCTGATGATTCAAGAACAAATTCTGAACCGCCTTGGTTGTCCCGCTCACGTGTCCAAATGGTGGTGTGATTTCCACCGACAATCGTACATAAAGGATAAAAGAGCGGGTGTTGGGATGGCCCTTAGTTTCCAGCGTCGTACTGGCGACGCGTTCACGTATTTTGGAAACACACTTGTCACTATGGCTCTGTTCTGTTGGTGTTATGACACAGAACAATTTGATAGAATGCTGTTCTCGGGTGATGATTCACTCGCTTTCTCCTCCATCGCTCCCGTCGGTGACCCTTCGAAGTTCACCACTCTATTCAACATGGAAGCGAAAGTCATGGAACCATCTGTTCCGTATATATGTTCCAAGTTCTTGTTGACTGATGAATTCGGTCAGACCTTTTCCGTTCCAGACCCTTTAAGGGAGATACAACGTTTGGGCTCCAAGAAAATCCCATATTCTGATGACGACTCTTTTCTACACGCTCATTTCATGAGTTTCGTAGATAGGCTGAAGTTTCTAGAACGCATGTCACAATTCACCATAGATCAACTGACGTTGTTCTATGAGATGAAATACAAAAAGAGCGGAGCTGATGCATCGCTCGTTCTAGGTGCATTTAAGAAGTATACCACGAACTTCAACGCCTATAAGGAGCTTTATTTCTCTGATCGTCATCAATGTGACCTTATCAACTCGTTTTCTATTGGTGATTTTGTTATAAAGTTGTACGTGGAAAAACCCGCAAGAAGATAAATCGCTCTCATCATGTCGACGGTGACCTTCGATCAGATGATATCAAAACTTGCCCGGTTACAGGAAAAGCAGTCGGTGAGACGAGCTCACCACAAACGGAACAAAAAGGAGAGAGGTCACAAAACTCCCAGCGAAAGAAAGCGTTCTGAGTTTTGGAAACGAAAGTGTGAAGAGAGAGAGGTTTATCACGCCTTTCAGGAGTTACCATTTTTTGAGTTATCAGACCCTAGTGTTGAACTTTCCCATGGTAATTTTTGTCTCAAACCCGTCATAGCGCCCCATGATCGAGACCTTTTCTTTGATACCTCTTCACACGACTATGATGATGATGATTGGTTCGCTGGTAACGAGTTCTGCGAAGGCTCGTTCAACTGATCATCCGGGGTGGTCCGAAGACGTTAAACTACTTCAGAACGTTTCTGATTGTCTGAGTTGGTAGTAGTGCTCTAAACTACCTGAAGTCACTAAACGCTTATGCGGTGAACGGGTTGTCCATCCAGCTAAG